GCGGCCCTGTTGGATAAACTCATTTAATAAGGATGTGAACTAATGGCTATTGTAGCAAATACATTTACCCGGTACTCAGCTATCGGTATTCGTGAAGACCTGTCGAACGTTATCTATAACATCTCGCCAGAAGAAACTCCGTTCATCTCGAACATTGGCCGCGAGAGCGTCAAGAACACCTACTTCGAATGGCAGACCGACGCTTTGGCTGCGGCCTCGGCTTCTAACGCCGCACTCGAAGGTGACGACATTTCTTCGTTCACTGCTGTTTCGCCAACCGCACGCGTTGGTAACTACACGCAGATCAGCACGAAGAACGTCGTAATCTCCGGTACGCTTGAAGCAGTCGATAAGGCTGGTCGTCGTAACGAAATGACCTATCAGCTTGCCAAGTTGGGTTCGGAACTGAAGCGCGACATGGAAGCCGCTCTTCTTGCCAACCAAGCATCGGTTGCTGGTAACACCACCACTGCACGTCGTACTGCTGGTCTGCCTGCATGGTTGACCTCGAACACCTCGTTCGGTTCAGGCGGTGCTAACCCAACTGTTGGCTCAACCCCAACTGCTGCTCGTACCGACGGTACGCAGCGTGCGTTCACAGAAACACTTCTGAAGAACGTAATCCAGCAGGTCTGGACTTCGGGTGGCACGCCAAAGATGTTGATGGTTGGTCCTTTCAACAAGACTGTTGCTTCGGGCTTCACCGGCATTGCAACTCGCTTCCGCGACGTTCCAGCCGGTCAGCAGGCGCAAATCGTTGGCGCAGCCGACGTTTATGTGTCCGACTTCGGTACGGTCAACATCGTTCCTAACCGCTTCCAGCGCGACCGCGATGCGTTCATCGTCGATCCTGATTACGCATCGTTGGCAGTTCTTCGTCCAATCCAGAAAATGGATTTGGCGAAAACCGGCGACGCCGAGAAGGCTCTGCTCCTTGTCGAGTACGGTCTGAAGGTAAACAGCCAAGCTGCGCACGGTATCGTAGCCGACTTGACCACTTCGTAAGAAGGTCTATTTGGGTGAGGGGGCATAACGCCCCCTCATCTAACTATTGAGGGTTTTATGACTAAACGCCTTATTAACGACGATGCTTTCACAGGCGTCAAAACATTTTACGATTACGATGCCGAAAAGGACGAAGCGGTCATCTCGAAAGAGCAAGACGTTTCCGCCATCATCGAGCAGAACAAACGCGAATTTAACGAAGCGCCGGAACGCTGGGGTGAATGGACAAAGGTTGGCAGCATCCCCATTTCAGTGTATTACGAACTTGAGCGCCAAGGTATTACGCAAGACCAAGAGCGCATGAAGAAATGGTTGAACGATCCGGACAACCTTTACTTCCGCACAAGGCCGGGGACTGTTTAATGGCAATTTCTACATACTCCGAATTGAGGGCTGCGGTCGCGGACTTCCTTAACAGGGATGATCTAGCTGCGACGATTCCGTCCTTTATCTCATTAGCCGAGGCTGCGCTTAACCGCCGTCTTCGTTCACCAGAAATGGTAACACGGGCTACGGTCACTATTGACGCGGAGTATGAGAACCGCCCATCCGATTGGATGGAGACAATCCGCTATCAGGTTAATACCAATCCAATCACGGTTATGGAATTTGTAACGCCGGAAGAAGCCATCATCCAGAAGACAAAGTTTTCTGCGGCGGGTGTGCCAATGTTCTTCTCAACTGTCGGCACTCAGTTCCAGCACGTCCCAGCGCCTGACGGCTCTTACACAGGCGAGTTGATGTACTATGCCCGCATTGCTGGTTTGTCGGATACGAACACATCTAACTGGCTTTTAACGGCCAATCCTGATATATACTTGTATGCAACGCTCGTTCAGAGCGCGCCATATTTGAAAGAAGATGAGCGCATTGGTGTTTGGGCTGGTATATTAGACCGCCTGATGGCTGAATATGAAGTTGCAGAACAACGGGCCAAGACCGGTTCAAGTCGGTTGGCTTCTAGGACAAGGACGTTTGGTTAATGGCGGATACAACAACTACAAACCTTGGCCTCACTAAACCGGAGATCGGTGCATCCGCCGATACTTGGGGCAATAAACTAAACACTGATCTCGACCTTGTTGATGGCGTCTTTGCTGCGGCGGGTACGGGGACTAGCGTTGGCCTTAACGTAGGTGCTGGTAAGACACTTGCTGTCGCGGGGACGCTTACCGTCACTGGTACGGCTACACTTCCTTCGGCCACGAGCATCGGCCCAGTCTCTTCGACTGAGATTGGCTATCTTGATGGTGTGACATCTAGCCTTCAAACTCAGCTTGACGCCAAGTTGGCAATCTCCGCGGCTGCGTCAACCTATGCGCCGTTGGCTGGTCCGACGTTTACCGGCACGGTTACGCTTCCATCGACGACAAGCATCGGCGGCGTAAGCGCGGCAGAGATCGTATACCTTGATGGCGTGACATCTAATGTGCAGACGCAGTTGGACGGTAAAGCGGGACTTACTTCTCCTGCGTTTACTGGAACGCCGACCGCGCCAACAGCCTCCACCGGCACGAACACAACTCAGGTGGCCACAACTGCCTTTGTCCAGCAGACTTCGTTCAATACCGCGCTTCCTTCACAGATCGGCAACGCCGGGAAATACGTCACCACTGACGGCACAAACGCGAGTTGGGGAACAATTACAATACCCCCACAAGTTTATCCGAGCGCAGGCGTTGCCATCTCAACCGGCACTGCGTGGGGCACGTCTGTTGCACCCGGCACTTCCGGAAACGTTTTGACTAGCAATGGTACAAGCTGGGCATCCACCGCGCTTCCATCTAGTGTGGTGCAGTACCCTCAGAACATCCAGTCAGCGGACTACACGCTCGTTCTTGGCGATGCTGGCAAGCAGATATTTCATCCCACAAGCGACACCAACTTCCGTACATACACCATTCCTGCGAATAGCAGCGTTCCTTATCCTATTGGCACTGTTGTTCTGTTTACGGTGGAGAATGGCGGGGCGGAAATTAATGTCGCAATTACTAGTGACACGCTGGTGCTTGGTAGCGGCACAACAGGGACTGTTCGTCTTCCAGCAAACAACACATTAATGTGCATTAAAGTTACTGCGACTAAGTGGATGGCTAACTACCTGTATCAGACTAAGCTGTCCTTGCAATCTATCGCGGTGGCCCACTTAACTACACCGTTCATCACTGCTTATCCGTGGAGCAGTAGTGGATTTGGCACTAAGTTTACCAATCCAGCTACGTTGCCTACTGGAACAGGTAACGGCGTTGCCTTCAGCCCATCAGGCGATGCTATCGCGGTGGCCCACTCAACTACACCGTTCATCACTGCCTATCCTTGGAGTAACTCTGGCTTTGGCACTAAGTTTGCCGACCCCGCTACGTTGCCTACTGGAACAGGTAACGGTGTCACGTTCAATCCTGCGGGTAATGCTATCGCGGTGGCCCACTCAACTACACCGTTCATCACTGCCTATCCTTGGAGTGGTTCGGGTTTCGGAACTAAGTTTACCAATCCAGCTACATTGCCTACTGGAACAAGTCACGGTGTCACGTTCAATCCTGCGGGTAATGCAATTGCTGTAGCACATGACACTACACCGTTCATCACTGCCTATCCTTGGAGTGGTTCGGGTTTCGGAACTAAGTTTACCAATCCAGCTACGTTGCCTACTGGAACAAGTCTCGGTGTCACGTTCAATCCTGCGGGTAATGCAATTGCTGTAGCACATGAGACTTCGCCGTTTATAACTGCCTATCCGTGGAGTGGTTCGGGTTTCGGAACTAAGTTTGCCGACCCCGCTACGCTGCCTACAGCGTTTTACGGGCTTTCTGTGGCGTTTTCGCCTAACGGTAATGCTATTGCTGTGGCTCACGGCGGTAGTCCTAATGTGACGGCCTATCTTTGGAGTAGTTCTGGCTTTAGCATTAAGTACACGGACCCAGCCACACTGCCAGCAGGTGTTGGGCGTGGCGTAGCGTTCAGCCCATCAGGCGATGCAATTGCTGTAGCACATGAGACTTCGCCGTTTATAACTGCCTATCCTTGGAGTAACTCTGGCTTTGGCGCTAAGTTTACCAATCCAGCTACGTTGCCTACTGGAGCTGGCCTAGATGTAGCGTTCACACTCAACACATAAAAGGTGACCACCCATGAACTACCAACAACTTCCAACCGAATACAAATACGACACCCTTGCGGATGCAATGTACGCCCGTGAGGTTGAGTATTTTCATTACGACTTTGACCGTAAGAACTTCGAGCATCTGCTGGCAAATGCCACAGACAACGAGTTCGCGGCAAACGTGGCCGAACGTCTGGACTCCACCCGCAAGCAGATGGGCAATGTCGAAGCAGTTATAGAAGCACTCAAAGCACAGATCGACGATGCCGACGCATACGCAGCCGCCGTCGAGCGCGTAACAGCAAAACGCAAAGCAAAGGAAGCAGAAGGATGAACCTGTTCTACGTCCAAGCCAATGGCGACACATTCGTCCGACACATCCATGATGTCGAGCCAACGCGCTGGGACGAAGACAATTTCTGCCGCGTGGCAAAACTGACGCCTGAGCAGATCGAGCATTATGGCGTACACCAACTGAAGCTGGTGACACCGCCCTATTATGACCCAGCCACGCAGACCCGCGAGCATGGACCGGCGCTGCTGATCGACGGCGTTTGGACACAAAACTATATTGTGTCGGACCTCGACGCAGACGCATCAGCCGCAACGGTTGGAGCGCAATGGACTGTGGTTCGCGCAGAGCGTAACAAGCTGTTGGCTAATTGCGATTGGACGCAGCTACCTGACGCTTCGGCAGACGCCGCTGCATGGGCGGTATACCGCCAAGCACTGCGTGACATCACCGATCAAAGTGATCCGTTCAATATCCAGTGGCCAACAACGCCTGCTGCCTGATAGGTTTTATTAGCTATGGACATGTCATTCGGAATTGATACGCTTCTTACCGTCATCGCGGGCCTCTTCGCCATCATTGGTGTTTGGACGCAGTTGAGTAACCGATTGGCAATTCTTGAAACGAAACTTGAGTTCGGCGATGAGAAGTTCAATAGCATCGACAAGAAGTTTGACGAGGTGATGATGCACCTTCGCCGGATTGAAGACAAGCTGGACAACAAGGCAGATCGGTAATGGCGTTTAAGCTAGGCCCACGTTCCCTGTTAAACCTTCGCGGCGTGCACCCTGATCTGGTGCGCGTCGTTAAACGCGCTATCAGCATTTCCGATATTGACTTCACTGTCATCGAAGGGCTGCGGTCTCCCGCACGGCAGAAAGAACTATTCGCCAAAGGCGCGACCAAGACGATGCGTTCGCGCCACCTTCACGGCTTTGCGGTTGACATCGCGCCGTATGTAGCGGGTAGCATCCGTTGGGACTGGCCGCTGTTTGACAAAATCGAAGAGGCCATGAAGAAGGCAGCGCATCTTGAGAATGTGTCGATCACTTGGGGCGGAGACTGGAAGTCGTTTAAGGACGGGCCACATTGGGAACTTCCGCACGCTAAATATCCCGACCCAAAATGACGATTAAAGAACTTGAGGCCGCGCTGCTTGAGCGTGTCCGGGTTTGGTGGCGTCCGGTCACATGTGTTGGTATTGCTTGCGGTGTTATTGTAAATGCGGTAGCCTTGCCTATTGTAAACAGCCAGTCAATCTCGCTTACGGATTTGGCGGCTACGATTGCGGCTTGTGCGACTATATTTGCGGTGAGAGAATGGGGAAAAATAAATGGTGCGGATTAATCCATTCATGGGCTATGTGGCGGCAGGCGCTCTTGCTATCGGCCTCGCCTCCGGATGGAAGATCAAAGACTGGCAGTGCGATGCCGCGTATTCTGCGGTTCTGGAAAAAGCCGAGAAGCAGCGCCAGCAAATGCAAGGACAAATAGATGAGGTTTCAACGCTCTACCAATCCGAACGAGATAAAGCCGATGTCGTGGTCACCGGAGAAAAGCAAACAATCCGCGAGATATACAAGACTTTGCCTGCTGTTTCTGCTGATTGTGCTCCTGATGCTCGCATTGTCGGGTTGCTCGAAGGCGGCGTCAATCGCGCCAATGCCGCAGCCGCCAGCGAATCTAGCGAGTAACTGCCCGCCGCTTCCCTCGCCACCCGCTACGCTTATTGATCCTGAGCGTGCTATATGGGAAGTCGATATATTAGCTAAATATGGTGACTGCGCATTGCGTCACCGCCGAACAATAGAAGCATGGGAAGAGGCTGTAAAAATCCCAAATAAGTGATATAAGGGCCCAGCGCCTCAACACGGACACCGGCATGACACTGATCCCTATTTCAATACCACCCGGCGTATATCGCAACGGCACTGAACTTCAGGCCGCAGGACGGTGGTATGACGCCAACCTTGTGCGTTGGCATAACGGGACAATGCGCCCGATTGGTGGGTGGCGTGTTCGTACTACGAGCGCCACAAACGGTGTTCCGCGTTCTACAATTGCATGGCGTTCAAACGATGGCACTCGCCGTCTTGGTGTAGGGACTAACACAAAACTCTACAGCATGACATCGGCGGGTGTTCTCGTTGACATCACACCCACCGGATATGTCCCCGGCCCAGCCGACGGTAGCGACAACACTGGCTACGGCGACCTTACTTACGGTAGCTATACATACGGTACGCCGCGCCCTGACATTAGCCCGGTTACCGAAGCAACCACATGGAGCCTTGATACTTGGGGTGAGTATCTTGTGGCCTGCGCCACGTCGGACGGCAAGCTGTACGAATGGCAGTTGGACGATGTTACGCCAGCCACAGTCGCAGCGCAGATTGCTAACTCGCCGGAAGATTGTGTCGGCCTTTGCGTTACCGACGAGCGTTCGATCTTTGCGCTGGGAGCCGACGGCAATCCGCGTAAGATTGCGTGGTGCGATCTCGAAAACAACACCGTCTGGACAGCCGCGTCTACCAATCAGGCCGGTAGCTTTATCCTGACAACGCCAGGCAGCCTTATGTGCGCCCGCCGTGTTCGCGGCCAGACGCTGGTTCTTACTGACGTAGACGCACACGTTGCGCAATATGTAGGGTTGCCGTTCGTCTATCAATTCGAAACCGCAGGCCGCAACTGCGGTATCATCTCCCGCCAAGCCATAGCTGTTCTCGATAACATGGCCGTCTGGATGGGCAACCGTGGCTTCTTCATGTACGATGGTTACGTTAAGCCGATGCCGTCAGACGTAGAAGATTACATCTTCTCCAACATCAACAACTCTCAGCGTTCTAAGATTGTCTGTGTTCCAAATACAGAGTTTGGCGAAGTTTGGTGGTTCTATCCATCCGCGTCATCGACAGAGAACGACCGCTATGTCGTTTGGAATTTCCAAGAAAACCATTGGGCTATCGGTACACTGGCACGCACTTGCGGCGTTGACAAGACCGTGTTCAACTACCCGATGTGGTGGTCGCCAAGCGGCGAAGTTTACGACCAAGAATTTGCGTTCGTCCGTCCCGGTGGCGGTGATGTGTTCGCCGAGACTGGGCCAATCCAGATTGGTGAAGGCGACCGTATCCTGCACATCAACGAGTTGATCCCGGACGAGCGGACACAGGGCGATGTGACGGCGACGTTCATTAAGAAGTATTACCCGAACGGGGAAGAGACAACCTACGGGCCGTATTCCTTAGATAACCCAACGTCGGTGCGCTTTAATGGACGGCAGATTAACATGCGCGTCGATGGTGCGCGCAACGTCGATTGGCGGGTAGGCATCATGCGGCTTAATGCTATTCCGGGTGGGCGTCGATGAGCATTAAGCTACCGCCACCCCCAAGCGCATACGACCCAAACTATGAAGCGCAACGCAACCGCCTCATAGAACTCTTCTCGAATAATGTTTACGAGAAAGGTCAGGACGTTGGGATTTATTCACCAGCCAAATTGATCTACGAAGAATATTATGGCGAGTTCACCAAAACCAACAGCCAAACTCCGGCTGCTGCAAATACGGCTTACGCTCTGACACTCACCAATACTGAAATATCGCAGGGCGTATCTATCGGAAGCCCAGCATCGCGTGTTGTAATAGCAAATGCTGGGATTTACAGCTTTTTGGTTTCGGTGCAGATCACTTCCACAAACTCATCGCAAAAAGCAATTTGGGTTTGGCTCCGCAAGAACGGGACGGATATTCCAAACTCAGCAAAAATAGCATCTAGCAATCTTAACAACGGCTATCTGGAGATGGTAGTCGAGGATATTATTTCTGCCGCTGCGAATGACTATTTTGAAATCATGTTCGCCGCAGATGATGTCAACATTTCGGTCAGTTCGGTCGCGGCTACTGCTTTTGCCCCTGCCGCACCTGCCGTTTCTCTTTCAGTAATTGAGATTGACCAAACGTAATGGGCTGTCAATCTAATTTGTTTTGTGTTAATAACGAAGGATTAGGCGGCCGGTCCGCACGGGGAATATAATGGCGACTACAACTACTACGCAAACTCAGTCACTGAACCCTTTCATTCAGGATATTTTGGCGCGTAACTACGGCGCCGCGCAGCAAGTTGCGGCTATCCCGTATCAGGCTTATATGGGGCCGCGCATCGCAGGCTTCCGCCCAGCAGAAGAGCAGGCGTTCGGCGTTGCTACTCGCGCCGCCACTGAACAAGTTGGGATGCCGCAACTTCAGCAAGCCACCCAAGTTGCTCAGCGTGCAGCCGGATATACCCCCCAACAGTTTCAGCAAGATGTTTCCGGCTTCATGTCGCCGTTCCAGACCAACGTCATCGACGCCACGATGGCCCGTCTCGCACAGAACCGCGCTGAACGTGACGCTGCTACCAAGGCTCAGCTTGCTTCGTCGCGGGCATTTGGCAATGAACGCCGTGGTGTTTACGAAGCGCAGATCGCAGCCGAGCAAGATTTGAATACGGCTCAGACGCTGGCGAACCTGTATAATCAGGGATACACGCAAGCCGCTGGGTTTGCACAGGGTCTGCCGGGTCAGCAGCTTGCGGGTGCATCCGCTCTTGCTGGCTACGGACAACAGGCTCTTGGCAATCAGCAGGCATACGCTGCGATGCTTCAAGGCGCAGGCCAAGCACAGCGCGGCATGGCTCAGCAGAACCTTGATCTGGCCTACAAGGATTTCCTCGAACAGCGCGGCTTCCCGCAGCAGCAACTTCAGACGTTGCTCATGGGTTCGCAGGGTCTTCCGAACCCAATCACGCAAACGACAACCGCACCGGGCCAGTCAACGCTCAGCCAAGTTGGTTCGGCTGCGTCCGCGATTGGTACTATCCTCGATCTGTTCAAGAAGGGCTAATTAGATGGCCTCGATCCAAGATTTTTTACCTTCAGGCGTTTTAAACCGCACTTCCCCAAGTGGCGGGGCAGTTTTTTCTTCTGTTTTGCCCGCTGCAACGCAACCTCAGCTTTCGCCGACAGCAAAGTATATCGCGGATATGCAGGCTCTTATGAGCGGCGGTATCGGCCGTCTATCAACCGGTGAGAAAATATCGGCGCTTGGTCAAGTACTTCAGGCCGCAGGTAGCCGGGGCGCTGCTGATCCGGCGGCTGTTCTTCAAAATGTTCGCAATCAGCAGATGCAGAAGGTAAACGCACAATACCAGATTGCGCAGTTGCAGCAGAAAAAGCAGGAAGAAGACCGCCTGCGTGCGTCTATGGATCAATTTACTAAGTCGTTAACCGAGAACGAACGCAATATGTTCGCCCTTCTCGACGAAACGGGTCGGCGAGAGTTCATGCTTAAACGCCAGCAGGGCCGCGAAGAAACCGACGCCGAGAAGAAACTTCGCGCTGCCGGTATCGATCCGGCATCGCCTGATGGCCAGCGTATTCTTCGCAATGTTGCTTCATCGCAGGGCGTCATTTCAGTTACTGGTCCGGCGGGTACAACTTACGTACAGGCGTCAGACGTTGTTCTTGGTGGCGGTGGTGCGCGCCCAGCCGCACAGACTATCCCGCAGCAAGCTATTGACGATCTTCGTTCCGGTATAGGGACTCCGGAACAGTTCGATAGGATTTTTGGCAAAGGTAAAGCGGCACAGTATGTGGGAGGCGGTAGTGGTAACACTACCGGCGGGTTTCGCGGACGGTAGGGCTGTAGTTCAGCAACTCTTCCCCAACGCCCGTATTACTTCAGGCTATCGTGGCCCAAGCCATCCGCTGTCGAAGGCCAATCCTCGTTCGTACCACGCCTCTAGCCGTGGCGCAGTTGACATCGCACCAATTCCCGGCGTAACATTCAATCAATACGTCAATTCCATTCGCCAAGCAGGATACAATATTGTAGAAGCTAGGGACGAAGTTAGTAATCCATCTAAATACGCCACTGGGCCGCATTGGCACGTTGTAATCGGGAAATAACATGGCTGAACCTAATCCATTTGCTAAATACGCTCCTTCAGCCCCTTCCGGCGGTGGCGCTTTTGTTGCGGCCCCCGGCGCGGGCGCAGAAGCTGCGCGTCAAGCGGAAGAGGACCAACGCAAGCGCGATCAAGCGGCCCGTGAAGCACGCCGTGAAGAGCGCGATATTGAGACTTCAGGCCGTGGCCTTATCGGGGACTATCGTAAAGAGTTTCTGGGCAACCCCGAAGTAAAAGACTTTCGGAATGTAGCCAACGCCACCCGTCAAATCGTTACGCTTGCTCAGGGCGACGGTACAGCAATGGGCGATATTGGTCTGATCTTTTCCTACATGAAGGCGCTCGATCCCGGTTCGGTTGTCCGCGAAGGCGAGCAGGCCAGCGCGCAGAACGCGGCTGGCGTTCCTGAACAAATTCGTAACGCCTACAACCGTCTTGCTAGTGGTGAGCGTCTTTCACCTAAACAGCGGATGGATATGCAAAACACTGCCTTGAGCATTTATGGTGCGCGGGCGCAGTCATACAACACATTTGCCGACACCTACCGTGGGCTTGTAGCGGATGCGGGTGGCGATCCAGACAAGCAGGGTATCACCCTCGCACCGTCGCTGGCCCCAACTCGCGTTGCGATAACGGAAGCGGGAGCGGCTCCTGGTCGCCTTGCTCCGGCTACGGCGGGGGCTGCCCAGCTTACCGACGAAGACCGCGCTGCGCAAAGTGAAATGCAGGCCGCCTACAACACGGGTATCAGCGCCGGAAAAACTCCGGAGCAAATCATTCAAGAAGTGGCGGCTATCGGGCAGCGTTATGGCCGTCAGATTGACCCATCCTATCTTGACCTTGTTCGTAAGTCCGCTGAACAGCGCGGACCGATGCAGTTCATTGCAACCCCATCTGGTGAAACGGGTGCGGCGCAGGGTCTGCTCGGCGAACTGCTCAAGACCGAACCCGGCCAAATGGCGGCTGGTTACTTCGGTGGGGCAGCCAATGCTCTCACCGCAGGCTACGGCATGGCCCCAGAAACCAAAGAATATCTGCGCGAAACCGCTCCCGTTTCTTCGTTTGTCGGCGAATTGACCGGCGGTGCTATGGCAACAATTCCCGCCATTCGCGGTGCGCAAGGCATCCTCGCTGGCACTCGTCTCGCCGGAGCCGCGCCGCTTATAGGTGAAACCCTATACGGTGCGCTGTACGGTAGCGGAGAAGCTGGCGAAGGTAATCGTCTTCAGGGCGCAGCTATCGGTGGTCTTGGCGCGTTGGGGGCTGGTGCGCTTGCCAATCGTTTCTTGCCGGGTGGTCCGGGTACATTTACTGGCGCTGCTCGCACAAACGTCCCATCCACCGGTCGTTTTTCGGGTCAGCAAATCTCTCCAGAACAAATCATCGCCGCTGGCCGTCAAGCCGACATTCCGGTTATGACCAGCGACGTTATGCCGCCGACGACCCGCGTAGCGCAGCTTACGCAGTCGGCTGGTGAAGTTATGCCGCTTGGTACGGCTGGAATGCGCCGTGAGCAGCAAGTCGCTCGACAAAACGCCGTTGAAAATCTTTTGGCAGACTATGGTGTTAGTGTAGACAGCGACCTTGCTTCTGAAGTTGTGAGCAATTTGAACCAGACCCGTGCGGCCACGATTAATCGCTACGACACTATGAAGAAGAACGTAATCCAGCAATTTGCCGGTAGCGGTGACGTTCCTGCAACGAAGTCGGTTTCTGCCATTGATGGACTGCTAAGCAACCTGAAAGCAGAGAACCTTCCGCAGCAGCTTGGCCCCTTGATCCGCCAGCTTGAAGATGTCCGCAATAGCCTTACCGGGCCGGGCGATCTCGCTAAAATCGAGGCCAACCGCAAGACGCTATTTAACCTCAAGAGCGACCCTAATCTTGCGTCAATCCCAGATAAGTCTGAAAAGGCATTCCAGAAAGTCTACACTGCGCTCAACGAAGATATGGGCGACTATATCAAGGCAAATGGCACGGCCAAAGACTTCAATCTCTGGAAGGTAGCGAATACGAAGTTGGCCCGCACGGCGGATGAACTGCGTGTTGGCGGGTTGAAGAACGTGCTAAACAAGGGCGAGTTTGACCCAACTCTCGTCACAAAGATGCTGACCGGATCGAAGCCTGCGGATGTTCGCACGCTGTTCACCAGCTTAAACAAAGACGGCCGAGAAAGCGCCCGCCTTTTGCTCATTCAAGACGCTGCAAAGCGTGCAATGAACAAGGAAACCGGCGACGTAGACCCGAATAAGTTTTCTCGTGAAGTCATGGGCCTATCGGACAACTTCTCGCAGTTCTTTGGCGCTTCCGATATGCGCCGTGTCAAGGGTCTAGCCGAAGTTCTACGTGCTACCAGCCGCGCTCAATCGGCGCAGTTTCTGCCGCGCACGGGTGAGCAGCTTGTGCCGCTTGCCACAATGGGTGCGTTTGGCGGTGTCGGTACTCTCCTTGGTTTGTCGGTTCCACAGGGCTTGGCCCTTAGTGCTGGCTTTGGGGCTTCAAAGCGGTTCTATGAAAGCCAGCCCGCCCGCGATCTGCTTCTGCGGATTAGCCAAGCGTCTGGCAACAAGAAGGTTGAACTAATCAACCAGTTCGTTGCGGGTGCTGCGGCTACTGGTGGGGCTGCGGGTGCTACTCAAATGAACGAAGGTGAGTAATGGCCAAGAAGACTAGCGTTAAAGACATGTCGTGGCAACCGAAGCCGAAAGCAAAGCGTCGCCACAAACCCGACGGGCTTCGCCATCGTAAGTCTTTGGGGCCACGCAGTCACTTGCGAACTAGCTTCTAATATCATAGACACTGCCCATGAAGTTCATGGGCATTGATCCCGGCGCGTTCGGGGCTGTTGCTATTCTGGATAGGGATAGCCGAGAACTTGTCATCATCGACATGCCTACATTAAAGGTCAAGCGCGGGCCGCGTGTGGTAAATCAGGTTGACGCGCACATGTTGGCTGATGCTTTGCGCGGTCACGTCACCGCCGATACTTCCGCTCTTATCGAGAAAGTCCACGCCATGCCGGGCCAAGGTGTGTCCTCGATGTTCAGCTTCGGCAGGGCAGCGGGTATCGTCGAAGGCGTGCTTGCTGGCCTGTCTGTATCTTTTGAGTTGATACCGCCTGCGACTTGGATTAAGTCTATGCGCACGTTCGGAGGAAAGGACGGCAGTCGTCAGCGGGCACAAGAGTTGTTCCCGGATTACGCCCATCTCTTCGCACGGAAAAAGGACGATGGCCGGGCCGAAGCTGCGCTTCTTGCCTGTTATGCCGCCGAGAGGGAAGACAATGAACCATCTATTCGATTACCAAAAGGTCGGCGCAGACTTTCTCTGTAAGAACCCGGCCGCATTCCTTGCCGACGAGCAGGGCCTTGGCAAAACACTTCAAGTTATCGCCGCCTGTGATACACTCGGCCTCACAAAAGTCGTCGTGATCTGCCCGGCTATCGCCAAGATTAACTGGCGGCGTGAGTTCGAGCGATGGGGAACCGTCGAACGCGAAGTCAAAGTATTTAGCTACGATAAGATCACGCAATCGAAGGAGGTACGCAATGAGATCGCAAAGTTTGAACCAGACGTTCTTGTTCTGGATGAGGCTCATTATCTCAAGAACCGTACTGCTAAGCGCACAAAGTATCTATATGGCCAGTACTGTCGCGGTGATGGCCTTGTTAAGTTTGCTGATCGTGTTTGGCTTCTTAGCGGTACTCCCATCCCTAATAATGTCAGCGATTTCTGGACCCATCTTAAAGCGATTTGGCAGTACCCGCTAAACTTCGCCGACTTTACGATGTATTTTTGCAAGACTTGGAGTGGCCAGTTCGGCCTTCAGGTTCTTGGCAATAAGACCGAACGCATGGCTGAGTTCAAGACCGTGCTGAAAGCGATCATGCTGCGCCGCAAGGGCGAAGTTGTGCTGAAGGATTTACCGCCTATCTGGTGGCAGGATGCACCCGTCGAGATTGATAACTGGAACGACAGGAAACACATCGACGATCCACGCCAAGCCGAAGCGGTCGATATGATCCTCGCGCATTCACTGACAAATCAGGACTTGTCTACCGAGATCGAGAGCATCGCCCCTCACATCGCGTCACTCAGACGGCTGACGGGTGTAGCCAAGGCAGCGCCCATCGCCACACAGATAGCGGGCGAGTTGGCTGATGATGCCTACAACAAGATCGTAATCTTTGCCTACCACACCGACGCAATCCAGACGCTTTACGATAAGCTAAAAGACTTTAGCCCTGTCGTCGTTGCGGGCGGCATGGCTACCGCCGACCGTCAGGCGGCGATTGATAACTTCCAAACCGACCCAAAGGTGCGCGTCTTCATCGGCCAGATCACGGCCTGCTCGACAGCGATTACGCTGACAGCCGCGAATCAGGTGGCGTTTGTGGAGATGGATTGGGTTCCGGCGACGAATGCACAGGCGGCTAAGCGTTGCCACCGTATCGGCCAGACAAAGCCCGTCATCGTGCGGACGTTCGGCCTCGTCAATTCTGTAGATGAGATTGTTGCCAAGACCTTAGCGAAGAAAGCTCAGATGATTTCTGAAGCTCTAGATTAAGAAGGGCCGGGGCGACTTCCAACTCCCCGGCCCTCCCTTTTACTTAAAGCAAATCATCAAGGTCGGAGATGTCCGCAGACGGACGTTCCGTCGCAGTGAACTCGTCCGCAGCAGACAGGCGGCCATCCATACGGGGACCGTCGGCTACCTTCTGAAGATTGCCCAGTGAGAAGGCAACGCCGTTGTTGCCATTGACGCTGTACGCGTAGGCGCGCAGCGAGGCACGGACCTTTGCCCCCGGATAGATGTCCTTGGGGTCCGTGATCGGAGCAGGCTTGCCGTTTTCGCCAGCAAACTTGCTGACCACACCAGGCTGCTGCTTAGATTTGACATTCATGAAGACCGACCCTTCAGGGTAGCCCTTCTCTTCGCCATCGTTGCGGAAAGGCATACGGATTTTACCGCCTTCCATGAGGCTCTTTGTCTTGTCTCCCCACTTCTCCTTGGCCACAGCAGCCGCTGTCGCTTTCAGTTCGGACATGTCAGTGCCGTCAGGGAATACAAGGCAGCAAGAATAAACTGGCTCACTTGCACCCGGAGGCGTCTGTGGTTCGAACACATGTGGGTAGGAGATGATTGCTTCTGGTGTAATAACTTTTGACATCGGTATTTCCTTATTCAACGGTAAAGTCATCAATCGCTAGGGTAGCGATTGCTGGACGGTTATCTGTATCAGCGACCATTGATGTGCCGGATGATACAGCTATGACGAGCGATGCAGGCAAGTTCTTCTTACCTACAACACGCTCGATCTGCGGTGGCGACTTCAACTTCTTTTCGTAGATGTCGTCGTCATCGAGACCTTCTTCTGTGGCCCAAGCCACAAATTCTTCTTCGGTACGCCAGCGACGGGTCGGCCGTCTCTCGACTAGCTTGTAGCCGGGGAGACCCCCGCCAGTTTCAAGCAGGCTATTGGCGTGGCGGCGCAAGGACTTAATCCACTCTTCGATCAGCGGAACTCTTTGCAGATAGTCCGCGACCTCCTGTGGGGTTAGGTCATTGACAGTTCGTACTGTACCGAACTCGTCTTGTGCGACCGCAAGGGCGTTGTTGCGCAGAGCCGAACAAGTCCCCGCCGCAAGACAGAACTTGCAGTGATCGCCAGAGATGCGCGGTGCGTCCGGCTTCAGGGACGCATGTGCTGCGTCAATAAGTTCTGTGCCGTAGTCCAGTATATCGTCACGGCTGTAGCTGTACTCCCGCACCGGCCCATCGGGGTGCATGGCGCGTGGTTGTATAACGACCGTTATAACTTTATTGACCGGAGCCTTCTCGCCGATCTCAAGGATAGCGCCAAGCGCATAGTATTTAAGCTGCTCGTTGTCTGCGACTTCGACTGCAACGCCTTGGCCGTGCTTATAGTCGAGGACGTAGAGCGTTCCGCTTTCTTTGCCGTAGATGATGCAGTCCGCCGTGCCGAACATCGGCATGGGCGGGTCCAGCTTATCGAGGCTAAAGCGTTTCTCATAGCGACACAGGCTTGGTTCCAACGCAGCCGTCTCGCGAATGTGGTCGATGTAAACCTGCACCGCACGGGCCATGTTGTCGTCAACCTTGTGGCCGTTGTGCTCTTGGCCAATGAAGGCGAAGGCATCTTCATGTCCATTGACTAAGCAGAACTCACCAAATTCATGCGCAGCCGTACCCAGTTCGGCGTAGGGTGAACTCTCGTTAGGGAACGGAGCCTCGGCGTTGAGCGAGCCGGGGCAGTTGATGCGGCGCTTCGCATTCGACGCGCCGAACTTAGCATGTGCTGTCATTTCCGATACCTCTTTCCTTCTTTGCCCTCGGCGTTGATCGGGCAGCCTTGCGCCCATGCCGGAACTCGTGTCATGATGTCAATCATTTCGTCAAGCGAACCAAAATCATCTGGCACTTCGCAAATGATTTCATCGTGTACGGACAGGATTACTGGGTAGCCTTTAATCTCTAACGCCATCATGGCGGTGGCCATCATGTCGCGGGCGGTCGCTTGCACCACGTTCTCCGTCAGCAGGCCACCCCAGATAATCTGAGACACCCACTGTCGCGTCACACTATTCAGCGTATCGACTTGCGCTGTATCTCTCATCGCTCCCCAAGGGGTTTCACGCTGAATGATGCGCGGATTGTGGTACGTAAGCGACCGCCCGCTTGGCAACGGAAGCTCGACCGACCCAACACGGCCAGCTCCCTTCACCATATCTACAAAGTCTTGCTCAACATCACGCCAGTACTGCGCGATCCTGTTGTTCTTCTCACGGTAGACGGCCACAATGCGCTTAGCTTCGTCCTCGTCTACCTTGATACCCATCGTGGCGCACTGTTCGGCGAAGCGTTTGCCCCCCATGCCATAGCCGCAACCCAAGATTGCCATCTTACCAACCTGCCGTTGTCCGTCAGTGACGCTCTCCACGCCCACGTTGTAGATGGCCGATGCCATTTCTTTATACACGT